CCAAAAACCTTTTCAACAATTTCCATTATTCTTTCGGCATTGCGCTCGTCTTTAGAAACAGCCTTACCCCATAGCTCACGGGCTTCAGCTTCAACCTCTTCAAAGGAGCGCTCTTCCTGAATGACTGGAGTGCGATTATCTACGACAACGGCACCATCATCCTTTTCAGAACGCTCAATTGCACGGCCAATCGCATCTACAAGTTCCTGATAACCAAAAGGAATTACGGGGTCAAGATATTTCCAACGGGAACCAGCCATTACAGTGGGTGTGCGACGAGTATAGAGAAAACGTTCAGATGTTCCATCTTCCTTGAAACGAACGTCAATATATCCAATAATATCGACAAGCTGATTGACAATAGAATAGCAACGCTTGTCAAGGTCGGGGCTAAAGAACTCAATTTCACTATCATCAGACTGCTTTTCAACTCTACGAGAAGAATGCGCAATAAGGATAATACCAAGACCCATCATAGAAATCTTACGAAGAGTTTCTTCAAACTCCTGCTTGACCATCGCATAGCCGCGACCCCAAGGGATATCAGAAATAGACTGTACTCCATTCTGGGCGCAAATATACTTTTCACAAAGCCCATATGCAATGCCAACAGTATCAAAAGTTACTGTATGGAATTTAGCTTGAACTTCTGGCTTTTCTAACTGCTTGACAGCTAACTTCAATTCAGACCATTTAGTAATGGGAAGGGCATAAATGCCCGAAAGAGCATTAGTACCAATTTCAAAACTAAAAATCAAATTGTTGGGCAGAGAGGCCGCGAAAGAAGTCTTTCCGGCTTTCGGCTGAGAATAAATCAGAAGATACTTTGAACGAAGGTCTCGGCTAATTGTTGTAGGCTGAAGGTTCAGTAAATCAACCATAACTTACCTACCTCCCAATTCAAAATCCTAGGTCTGCACCCTTGGTGGGACGAGCATTTGCAATATTCTTCTGCGCGGCCTTGCGCTTCATCTCTTCAAGACGCACCTTACGCTCATTGAGAGCCTTAGCAATTTCATTAGTATCATAGGCCTGGTCGCCCTCAAGGCTTCCAGCAGAACCACTAGTAATGATAAGGTCGCTAGTATTGCGAGTATGAGGAGTGCGAATGGGCTCACCAAAACCTACTTCTTCTTCAGTATAGAAAGTGGTCTTAGAGAAACGAAGCTTACCGCAAATCTTTACTGTATCGCCCTTCTGCCAATTGGTCTGAATATGGTCGATAGCATTCTTATTAGTAACCTTATATTCAACAATATCCGCATGGCCACCATACTGGACAAGAACACCAGTTACAACAAGCGCGCCAGTTGGTTCGTTTTCACGGTCAACTTCATCACGAATATTTGCAATGCAGATAGTATTCTGGAAACGGGTCTGAGGCTCACAATCAGCCTTAGAAATCTTCTGGAAGAAAGAAGCATTGACCTTCGGGAAAGAAACCGTCTGCTCCTGACGTCCAATATAAGCATTCTCCTGAATAGTACCAGAAGTAATACGGATGCGGTCAGCAGTATCAATATCGCTCGCCGCGATAGAAACAAAATTAGAGCGCAAATCATTCACAGACTTATAAGCCGGATTTTCAGCGCCACTATTAGTATATTTAGTAACGAAGAAACTGACTGGGACATCATTTTCAACCATTCCACCGTCAAGCACTTCATTTACTTTTATAATAATTTCACCAGAAAGGTAAGGAACCTTACTGCCGTTCTTGGTAAATTCACCTTCACGAACATTGATTTCACTAAGGATACCTTCGATAAATACTTTATTTTCACCCTAATTCAGCATATTTTTCTCCTTTATTTTTTCTTTTAGTCATTTTTAGTTGTTTAGAAATATATAAATTGGGACTTACCCAAGAGTATATGTGTAAGTCCCATATTTATATCAATCAATATTCGATTGTAAATTACTCCGCCTTATCGGGGTCAAAAGCCATGCCTTCCTCAGTGAGGGAAACATACTTCACCTTCGCGGTCTTGCCATCCTCAGCAGGAACCTCAGCCTCGGTGCGAATAGCATAAGCAGGATGCTTCTTGGTAGAAGCAAGGCCATTCACGGAACCAGTGACAGCAGAGAGAGACACGCCAAGTGCGGCGGCGACATCCTGAGCAGTAACCTTTTCACCATAATGAGCACGAAGATAATCAAATACTTTACGAGAGTTCTCAGTCATAATAAACAATTCTCCTTTTACATTTTTGTATAAAATAAATAAATTTTTGGTTCGTTCGGTTGTTCCTCAACCTTACAAACATATTATATACTAAATTTTAGAAAAAGTCAAAATTTACAAGTTTCTTTCTCTAAAAGGTATACCGAACTCTTTCCTCATTTTCTATATATATTATATCAGAAAATTCAGAACTTTTCAAATTTTACGTTTCACTTTTTTCGATTTAGAGTGCCAGTATATCTAGCACTCTATCTCCATTCTTGACTTTCATTCCTTTCACTCCAACCGCGCTGCGTCCAGTTTCAGCAATGCTATCACTATCTACTTTCAATGCAGTAGTGCTTGTTGTAAAAGTCAATTCAGTCTTTCCAGTAATTCCAATAAATCCGCACATCGTATCTCCATCACCAAGTTTCTGGAGTTTATAACCTTTTACATCTCTATTTGATGTAGGGCAATCTCCAATAGGCGTCTTACTCGTCATTCCATAAGAAGATACAGATACAATACTCTTTACATCTGAATATATGGGGCGCGCGCAACATACGCTATCTCCATCATTCAATTTCATCCCGCGCACACCCATTGCAACTTTGCCAATGGGATTTATATCTTTTGTATTTATTATAGCAAATTGGCTGGATTTTGTCAAAATTCCAAGCCGTTCATCATTCATAAAGGAAATAGACACAATTTCGTCTCCGTCCTTTAGCTTGATGCCTTGTGCGCCCAGAGATTTTTTAGCTTTATATTCTTCGAGAAGAGATTTTTTGAGCATACCTTCTTTGGTTATAAAGACAATATACTTGTAGGATTTTGCTTTTACAAAACTCATTATATTCGTAATTTGTTCTCCATCTTGGAGTTTCACCATATCATAGATACTTTGTGCGCCCTTGATATTCAATTCACTCATTGGATAAGAGTAATATCTTCCCTTATTAGAGAACAGCATCAGCGTTCCAATATTAGTGTCGGTAATCGTATCAATTATACATTCACCACTATTGAGTTTTATTTTAGAACCAACTCCTCCTCGACGTTGAACAATAAGGGTTGAAGTTTCTTCTGCAAGAATATTTCCATAATTCGTTAGCGACACGATAAGTTGCTTTTCTTCAATAATCTCATCCTCAGAAGTAGAGTTGAGATTTAGAACTTGTGTTCTGCGCGCATCGCCAAATTTATTTGCTACTTCATGTAGGCCCTTTTCAATTTCTTTCTTGAGTAATGTTTCATCATTGAGGATGGATGTAATGCGCTTCTGCTCAAGTTCAAGATTACCTTTTTCTTTCAAAAGTTTATCAATTTCCAAATGTGCAAGGCGCGCAAGCTTGATTTCAAGAATTGCTTTCGCCTGCACCTCATCAATGGAAAGAAGTTTCTGAAGCGCAAGATTGGCACTGCGAGTATCTGAGGATGATTTGATAGTGTGGACAACCTCATCAATCATTGAGATGGCTTTGAGAAGTCCATCAATAATATGAAGGCGCTCATTGATTTTGTTTAGATCATAATTGAAGCCACGGATGTAAACTTGCTTTTCGTGGGAAAGATGAGCGAGAAGAGCTTCACGCCAAGTAAAGACTTTAGGATAACGACCATTATCTAGCATTGTGAGATTGATACTATAATGTGATTGGAGAGAAGTATTTTTATAAAGATAGCGAAGTACCTTCTCTGGATTGGCACCTTTAGAAAGATAAATTTTTATCTTTGGCGTTTTATCTGTCAAGTCATTGAATCTATCAATGCCGGGATTGTTATCACCATTTAGAATATCTTCTAATTGGCCACAAATAGTATTAGTATATACACCATATGGAATTTCTTTGACCACTAAGGCTCTATCTTTAGTATCAAAATCGACAACACTACGAAGCTTACAAGCATAGCCTTGACCCTTGAGTAAAGACTGTTTTACTTGCTCACTATTTAGTAAAATGGCGCCGGTAGCAAAATCCGGCATAATTACAATATTATCGTCGGGTGCATCGGGGTCCCAAAGCAAAGTGATAAGAACATTATTCAATTCAGTAATATTGAATTGTGGTATTGACGAGGCCAATCCAACTGCAATACCCGTGGAGCCATTTACAATATTATAAAACCCCTTGGAAGGAAGTACCCCAGGATATTGAAGATTATCGGCATAGTTATCAAACCATTCGTCAATTGTATTTTTTTGAATATCAGAAAAAAGATATGCACAAGGTTCTGCTAACCTAGTAGATGTATATCGTGGCGCTGCGAAATTACCTGACGCGACCATTGTGCCGGAGTTGCCTTTACAATCACATAGGGGATAACGCATTGAAAATTTTTGGCTCGCGCGCATCATAATACCTACTAATGAGGCATCACCATGGATATAAAATTCTTTTCCTGCATCACCAGCCGGTGCTAGTGTCTTTTCATGTGGTTTATCCCAAGTGTATTTATTCCGCAACATGGAATAAAAGATTTGACGTGCGGAAGGTTTGATACAATCTCTTACATCGACTAGTGCACGAGATTGTGTGACTGCCGCGGCATATTGGGTAAAGGACTCTTCGATTATAGGAGTAAGATTTACTTCCATATTATCCTCCTTTCATTTCATTATATAAATATTATATCATAAAAAAAAAGAGAAAGTCAATTTTTGACTTTCTCTTATTCGTGTATTTGGGAAAAATCAATTTTATTGAACATAAAATTCGTGCGTGGTTCTACATTTGAACCCATGAGATTTTGAATAAGTGAAAAGCTATCTTCATCAGGAGCAAGAGTTTCAAGACGTTGATACTTTTCAGTAAACATTGATTCATGGGCTTCTTCCGCTTCAAGAGCGCCTACATAATATTCCATTATTACTAATGGTATTGACTATTTCTTCACCAAAATAGGTGTCTACCGTTTCGAACTATGTATCAATAATAGCTCTACTCTCCTACAAAGGAGATAGTCGATACAGGTTTACTTATTTCCAAGATTTGGCAGAATTATAGAAAGAAGCATAATTATGATAATAGGCTTTGTAATCAGCAAAAATAGACTGTAAAGTTTCTCCGCTTTTTATACGATTTTTTATATCTGTATATTGTTCATCTGTAAGTCGGGCATTAGGATTTCTGGCACCACAATTTGAATAGCTAATAGTATTTTCTCGATGCCATTTTCGGTTTTCCTCCGTATTGAGTTCTGGAAGAATCTTTTTCCAAGTTTGCCAAGAATATATTTTTTTGAAACCGCTTTTCCCTATCCGGTTTTGATACTCATAATACATTTCGCGGGTGGAAATAGTTTTTGAGGCCCAAAGCTGACGAATATAAATTACATCGGCTTCAGTAATTTTATGGTTGGGATGGTTTTCTCCCTCTACGTTATATCTCAAATCCCCACCTGGAGTTGCATTATACCCATTTTTATAAGTATCATAGTAAGCAATCCAATAAATTTCTCTTTCTGCTAACTCACTCGGAGCACATTCTTCTAGTACTTCAAAAGAAAAATTCTCTAAGCCATATTTTCTCATTGCACAATAAAGAACCTTATTATATTCTTTCCCATCTTTTTGCAAATATCTTTGTCTATGGCTATCAAATCGAAGCTGAATATCTACAGATTGACCAATATATGCATTACCATTTATCTTATTTGTAATTTTATAAATACCTATCATTATACTATACCTCCAAGAAATAAATATTTCCCACGAGATTACCCAACTTGGGGCTACCCTCGTTAGCCATCAATGAAGATGACCCTGCTGATAAGCAGAAAAGTAGATAAGGGCCAGACTTCCTCTTACCCTTTCGCGCGGTGCACCACGCCAGAAACTAATCCTTTTACTTTTGCCTCTTCAAACTCTGCATCATTGAAATAATACGAACGAGTTTTACCTTTTTCTACAATAAAGAGAGGTGTGCGAAGCCAGCACAATCGTTTTTCTGTTATGAATTGTGGAGCCAATTTAGTCAGACAAGCCATAATAAGCAACCCAATATGATACCCATCGGAATCCGCGTCCACTGCTATACCAATACGCCCATACCGAAGCTTTCTATTATCATATTTTCCAGGTGTAATGTTCATTGCACTAAGTAAAAGTTTTATTTCTTCGTTCTGATAAATTTTTTCTTCATCATTCGATAGACAATTCAGAATCTTCCCTCGAACAGCAAGTAATCCAAAATGGGCTGAATCACGTGCTTGAGTAAGTGAACCTAGTGCACTATCACCCTCACAGATAAGAAGAGTAGCATCTTGTCCGAGAAATTCTGCATCTTTGAGCTTATCACTGGCGAAGACCTTCCGCTTTTGGTTTTTTTCAATATCTTTGGACGCTTCGAGAACTTGTTTGCGTGCGCGTTCTGCGGCAACCTCAGCTTTCAACTCTTTCCCAAGAAGCTCTACTATTTTCCCAAACTCGTCTTTGTGCTCAATTTCAAAACGTTCAAGCATTTTAGTGGTCGCACGCTGGCATATACCGCGAAGTGAAGGAGAAACACATTTGGTTTTTGTTTGGTTGGAATATTGAGGATTAGGCAACTTACAAGAAACTGCATAATAAAGTCCACGTCTGTAAACGTCAGAATTATCGACATCTTTCAATCTCTTTTTGAAGAAATTTGTAAGTGCAGTTTTGATTCCAGTAATATGAGTTCCGCCATCAATATTTTCAAGACCATTAGCAAAAGCATGGGCTTCTTCTTTTCGCGAGCTAGTCCAAGCCATTACAATTTCGACTTCGGTATCTTCTTCTTTTATTTCAATGTGAAGTGGAGTCCTATGAATAAGTTTTCCGCCCTCATCTTTAAGTAGGTCAACTAAACCATCTTTAGACAAGTATTTTACTTTTTCGTTAGTAATATGATTTACTAATACAAAGGTCAAACCCTTGCAAAGATATGACCAATCTCGGCACATCTTCTTTACTTCTTCAAAGTCAATGTTGATAGGTTCAATTTTATAGACTTCTTGAGAAGGAATAAATTCCACATAAGTGCCTGATTTTGGGTCTTTAGACGTAGTTGCGCGCACAGCCAATGAAGTTTTTATCCCATCTTTCAACTCAAGAGTAGCACATTGTCCATCACGGAAGCTTTGTGCCTTGAAATATGAGGAAGAAAGTGCTGTGCCTTTTGCCCCTATGCCATTGAGTCCAGCCACATTTTGATAAACTTTTTCATTGAATTTACCGCCTGAATGGGGGAGCATAAAAATGGCTTCCATAGCATCAGTTCCATCATCACGTGTGCCAAAGGGAACCCCTCGCGCTCTATCTGCTATGGTAATTCGATTTCCTTCATATAAATCTACATAGATTTCATTACCATAACCCATAGTATATTCATCAATGGAGTTTGTGATAATTTCTCGAATAGCTTGAAGTACTCCTTGATTATCGGCACTACCGAGATACATTGCAATTTTAGTTCTTATTGCAGTTCTAAAATCAAGCGTTTCAATATCATTCGCATTATAACTCATCCACTCACCATCCTTTCATATCTTATTTCCATTTTACCACTTCATCAATCCATCATCAAATTTTGGCTTTTTTACTTTTGGCTTTTTTGTTTTTCTTGGCGCGCCCATCCACAAAAGCCCATCCATTGCGCGTGTCGCGGCGACATAAGCAATACACTTCTCTTCGACGCCAGATGCGCGCAGGCCAGTAGCAATACAATATTTCCATTCGAGTCCTTTCGATGCGTGGATAGTAAGTACCTTCACTGTATTTGCTTTCATTTTTTGAGTAAGTTCTTCTTTTGTAAGGTCAGATTGTTTGAACGTATCAAATGGAATATCTGCCCCGCGCAGAATATTGCAAATCATTTCCACTTGTTCATTAGTTCGCGCAAGAATAGCCCAATCACGCCATTCACCAGCAGACTTTAGGAAAACAATAATCTGTTCCGGTGAATACTCCAAAAACTTTACTCGTCCACCCTTGCCCCTCATTGCTATTGAAGTATCAGGCGGAGAAGCTTCGGAAAGAAGCGTTCGCGCGAAATCCAATATTTCACTATGATTTCGATAGTTTTCATTCAGCTCAAATACAGTTGCACCCATTTTTTGTTTATATTGCTCCAACAATTCGGGGCGCGCGCCAGCCCAACGATAGATTGACTGACGAGTATCATACATAATAAAATATTCTCGCGCACGGAGTATATCAAACATAAACTCTAATTGTGTCTTGCTGCTGTCCTGTGTTTCATCACAAAGACAGATATCAATTACCGGAGGATTTGGCGCGATATATTGTTTCGCAAGCTCAAACAGTTTATCAAACTCTTCATCTTCTATTGCTTTTTTCGCAGCCTTGACGCCACGCATAGCAAGAAGCTTTGCGCAATAAGAGTGGATTGTGCCGATAAATACCTGCTCGTTATTCTTTAGCCCAAGTCGCTGGCGCATTTCTTCCGCGGCCATATTTGTAAAGGTAAAGGCAACAGTAATTTTACTCTCACGCACTGAGCGTCGAACTTTTTCACAAAGAACTTGAGTTTTGCCTACTGCGCAGGAGGCTTCAATAAATTGGATGGGCTCGCGCGCAGAAAGAATTTCCTCCTACTTTTCACTTAGTTCAATATATTCACTCATCTTCTACCTCCACAATACATAGGTTATTATTCTTCATAGGGATGGCACGAAAGCTAATATTTGTGTTGAGAGTTTGATTTGAACACATTTGCCATAGTGGGACACGGCTACGATAACTGCCATAGACGGTCGTATAATCAGTACTAAAATCCATAGACATTCCGTCTAAACAAGGCTTTACTAATTGAGTTATATATGCGGGTTTACCGTTTATATGTGTTTTTATCTTCAAATAAAAAGGTTCAGAACTTTCAAAGTTTAGTGCCGACATATCATAATAAGATGTTCCACAATAAGGGCACTTATTTTTTTCTGGCTCATACACAGCCCCGCAATTAGGACAATTCTTACTCTTCATTTACTTCACAGTATGTTTCAAGAGCTTCAATAAACTTGTCATCCTCAATATAAAATCCGTCCTGTCCAA